AGAATCTCTGAGGCTTGTTCTCGAGGAGTTTTGAGCTGGTAAAGTAGTGAACGTATAGTTCTACCTCTAGTTTGACATACCCAACACTCCCAAGGGTTCTTACCCTCTTCATTTGTAGCCATGTTAATCTCTAACTTAGGCTTATGATGATTGCAAAAAGGACAATGGAAAGCATAATTATCTCTAGCTCTCTTATGACTTTTACCTAAAATATTTTCAATGGATCCTAAAAGGAAAGTATAATCCATAAACCAGTCCGTATCTATAGAAGAAAGATAAGAACATTTTTTCTAATAAACAACTAATTAACTTAAAAGTTCGTTTATAGCAGCTTTTACTGATTTGCTTAGTAATGTTCTATTATCAATATCTAAATAATCTTCTAACTTCTGTGTTATAGCTTCGCTCAAACTATCAATATCTTTTTCAGATAAGTTAAGTTCTTCTCTAACTATATACTTTTTGTTTTCGAGTATGATCTTTGATAACTTCATATTAATCTAATCCTGAGGTTCTACCAGCAGCTCTTTCTTTATCCAGCCAGGCTGCTTTTCCGGCTGTGTATGCTTTTTTATCAGCTCTAAATTTATCATCTAGAACTTGAACTTTATCCCACCAGTTAGCTGCTTCCGTATCAATTTTAAGATTTACATTACCGTACCTTTTCATAGTTTCAGCTTTCCAGCTTTCTAAGTCTTGCTCGGAACTTACTGAACGACTGCTGTCATCAGGATTAGGAAATGATACGGAAGTACCATAACCTTGACCTATTTTAGGGAACATACTAGATACAAGATCAAAAGATAAGTCTTGTAAGCTTACTACTTTTTGTCTCGGTCCAGGTGCTTCGTTAAGAATGATATCAGTAAGTTTCATTTTCCTTGTCCTCTATATGCTTTACGGTAATTTTTAGAACCTTTAAGTCTTGAAGTTTTAGACTTAGCATGAACGCCCGGTCTCTTCTTTTTTGGTTTATCTATATAATTACCTAAAGTTAATCCTTTTGCCATATTTTTACAACTAAGTCACCAGTTCCTTTTATTAAACGGTGATAGGTTTCCTTTGGTATAAATAGTTTGTCTTTTTGTAATCTCCTAGGTATATCATTATCTAACTGAAATAGCCAGTCAGTATCGTGCATAGCTTCTACTATACGATCTTCTTTGTCTCTATGCCATACGAATTCGAATGAGGGAGTATCTTGAGAAAACTCTCTAATTATATAACCTTCTTCTTTTCTTTCAGAATATGGTCTACCAGTAACCTGAGAAGTTTGATCCGCCACCTAATGATTTCCAATAACGGCCAATGTTACATGACCAATAACCTGCTTTAGTTTTATCTTTCTTTTGAGCACATTTATGTCTTGCAGCAAAAGAAGCTCTTGCACCTCTCTTCTTTAATTTAACTGAAAGACCTGTGTCACCAAAAGATACTTTTTTAACATTACCTTTTTTGCTCTTAACATAGACGTAGAATTTTTTACTTCCACCTCTTTTAGGTTTGTTAAGTTGTACTTTTTTACCTCTGTACTCAGCTTCGGGTATGTAGTCTACAGAAGCTTTAAGCATTTCAAATCCGTTATGATCAAAAGATTCATTTTGAATTTTGACAGCTTTTCTAAAATTTTCCATATTAATGCTACCCCCAATAGACTCAACTAATTCTTTTACTAAGTCAAAATCAATCATCTCATCTATAGAAGCCGCTTCGTCGATTGTATCTTCATTTTCGATCATCTCATCGATCATGCAACCGATTTCAAACAGAGGGTTATACTTAGGAGATACCATAGGCAAGTCTAAAGGAACTTTCATTCCATTATATTCTGCATACTCTCCTATATCAGTAGTTTCTAAAAGTTCAATATCTTCTTCGTTCAAATCAATATCACCGTTTCTATAAGCTTCTCTTGCTTCTTTGAATAGTTGTATAAAGCCCTCAGAGTTATAACGGTAGACATGCTCATGTAAAGAGAGACCATTGTCTATATGATATTGTAATGAAGGGTATCCGATAATGTCTTTTATCTTAATCATAATTAAAATCTTTTCTATAAAATTTTCCTAGAATATTATCATTGATATAATTATCTCGATTTTCTAGTACTTCATTTATAAATAGGTATTTACATTCGAAATATGTAAGTTCCTTCTTAGTCTTACAGATTTGTAATATTTTTCTTTCAAAGTCTTTTAAGTCTGATTCAACTAGTAGTTGTTTTATTTTAGGATGCGAACCATGATAAGTTTTCCAATCTGATTCTTTTATAACTTTTCTTTTACGTTTCATTCCTTTTAGAGGAGGTAACGTTCTATTAAAGTGTAGGACCTTTTTACCTATATAGCGTAGGCCGGTAGGACGGTGTAAGACTTCGTATATGAAGCCGTGAGTACCTTCAGGAAAGTCTGAAAGTTCATTATATATCCTACCCTGGTAAGTCCAGGTAGGGTTTGTCATTTCCATATTTTTAGATTAGTCTAGACGGCTTTTTAGCTCGTCAATCTGTGACTGCTGATCTTTAATCGCTTCTATTAATAACGCGACAATTTTTTCATAACGTACTGCTTTATAGCCATTATCTCTAGTTACTACTACCTCTGGCAGCACTTCTTCGATTTCTTGAGCGATAACACCAACATCGTGACCGCTATGGCTAGAATTGCTATTCCAATCAAATTCATATCCTCCTATTTGATTTATTTTATTTATTGCGTCACTTAAAGGAGTAACGTTATCCTTAAGTCTTTTATCAGAAGAGTAGAAAGCAGTTATATCTCCTGTTGCTCTTATCTCTCCTGTAGTTCCAGAAGCAGCTGTTCCAACACCAAAGCTATCAAATTGTACATCAGCTGAGGTTCCTAGTCCGGCTAAAGTACCAGTAATATTATCTCCTGAAAGAGTAAAGTTAATTCCTGTTTGACCTGTCGTGTCAGTAACTCCTAAATTAGTTTGAGTAGATATATCTAAAGTACCATCTACGTTACTAGCATCTATATAGGAAGCAGTATTAGCATTAGTAGCATTAGCTACTGCTCCATCTACATCGGCACCAGCCACATATGATGCTGTAGCTGTTGTACCTTCTACAGTTGCATTCAATGTACCTGTTACATCTAAGCCTCCAGTTATAGTTACGTCGTTACTAAAGGTAACATCCCCTACTATACTTTGACTACCACTTATGTTTACACTACCTGTAAAGGAATGAACGTCTGTGACTTCATCTCCAAATTGGTTAGAACCTGTTGCAAGCACTATAGATGAAGTAACATATTCAGTATGTAATTCACTAGCACTAATAAACCCGGTTACTGTAAGGTTACCTGTTAATGTATCTGAGGTATTCTTAAGATAGTTTGTATGAATACTAGACGACAAATTTAAATTAGCTGTATGTGCTGATGAACTTAATGCAGTAATATTAGCGTCTAAATGAGTATCTACTGATGCGCTTAGAACACTAATTTTAGATACCCTATCAGTATGAGCTGAAGCTGAAAGAGTTAAAACGGTAGCTACTCGTTGAGTATGAGCTGAAGCACTACCGGCAAAAGATGCTGAAATATTTGCTTGTAGTCCGCCAAATCCTGTTGTATCTTCTACTACTACTTGATCTGATGCAGAAACTATACCGGAAGGTATACTTGTAAGTCTTGTCCAATCTACTGAGGCAGATAAAGGTTGTGCTGATGATATACGGCCAGTGACATCAAAATCTCCGTCAATAAACATACTACCGGTACGAATATGTACATCATCACTTTTATCTTTACCAAAAGAAGTTGAACCTGTTGATATTCCTTCTATAACAGTATCAGCTATAAAAGTATTAGCTGTTACAGCACCATCTACTGTCATATCACCGCTAAAGAACGATGAGCCTGTTACACTAAGTACAGAAGCAGAAAAATCGTAAGTAAGAGATTTAGAACCTGTAAATGTAATTGAAGCACCAGATTCAGCAACTCCTTTCTTTAACTGTAAAGCAAATTGTGGACCTTTAGGTTCACTAAGGTTAATAGTTTCGAATTGATTAGAAGATTGAGATCTATATAGTCTTACCTCAGAACCAGAAACAGATGCTGAGTAAAAGAATTCTCTAAAGTTTCCATCCATCTCACTATGAGAAAGACCAGAACCTTTTATCGACCTTAACGTAATATTACTATCTGGCATCTTCTAAAGTTTTAATTCTATTTTTCAATGCTTCATTATCTTGCTTTAATTCCTTTACCGCTTCTATTAAGTACGGTACGATACCATTATAGTTAACTGCAAGATAAGAATTATTATCTTCATAAACAACTTCTGGGATAACTTCCTGTATATGCTGTGCAATGACACCTGCATCTCTTCTTTCGGAGTCTTTTAAATTGTAGGTTACTCCTTGCAGTCTATCAACTAAGTCTAATGCAAAAGGAATAGGTTCTACATTTTCTTTCATTCTCTCATCAGAACCTTGTACAATAGTACCAGTAGCTTTTATACTACCTGATACTGTAAGTTTATGACTGAGAGGAAAATCACCTGAAATATCAACACCGATTCCTACTGAACCGCTTTCGTCAACACCCAAGTTATCGTTTGTTGTTAATTCACTAGAGCCAGAATAAAAAGCTATTTTTCTATCTGCTCCTGTCTGTTGTAGTCCTTTTACTAAGCTAAAGCTTACTGAACCACTGTTTACTGGAACCTCTGAGCTAGAAGGGTAAAATAAAGTTACTGACGTATTGCTAATAGAAGCTGAATAGAAAAACGAACCGAAGTTGTTATCCATTTCTGAATACGTAAGTGGTGATGCTTTATCTGCTCTAAATTTTATTGCCATTATATATCAAATTTAACAACAAAAGTTGAATCTATATGTTGTGTTTTAGGTATTGGTTTATTAAGTTTTGCTACTGCTACTAACTCTGTTGCTTCATTATAGAGTCCTATAGTGGTAACATACGGCCTAAACTCACTACCTGTGATATTACTTCTAATATCGTTTTCTGACCCTGTAACTGCAGAAGGATTAAATGAATAATTCATTTCACTATCTCGTACAGTACAGTGTACATTATAAGTATAAATAGGTAGTTTTGATTTCCAGTCAACCTTTATTCTAGCATAAGTAGAATAATATCTAGCTACTACAGGATCCGTAATTACAATGTTACCTTGATTATATATTACGTCTCCTACATATCTAGCATCTTTAGTATAGGTTTGCTCTGATCCAGAAATTACTAATCTACCTTCTCCGTCATCAATAATTTCGATTCGTTGGAAACCAGAAGATCGAGAAACTAAATACTCTCCGTCTGTTTCCTCATCAACATAAGCGCTTTCAGAAATAATATAATCTTCTAAGTCAACAGGGTCTGAGTCATACCAATGTAAAAGATTTTCTACGTATAAGTTTTCATATTCATTTGAAAGAACATAATCATCTAAAATAAATCTATCATTATCTTCCATCAAAGGTTGTAGAACTACTGTACCAGGTTTAATTCCTGTGCCGCTAATGTCTGTAGGTATAGATATAACCCCTACTTCAGAAGTAGTTTTTCTACTTTCAGTTAATGCAAGAGTTGTAGTTAAAGACATGTCTCTTGAACCAGAGTAAGTTCCATCTCCAAGACTATCTCTTAAGTATGAATGCTCTACACTATTGTAGACTAAGCTTTCGTATCTATTGTTACGATAATCTCCAGGATAAGGGTAACCAGGAGTTGATCCAGAAAAACCTCTTAACACTTCTACTTTATAATCATCTAGTAAACTACCAGATGCTGACCATGCTTTAGTAGCTACATAGTCAGATATGTATACATCTTGTTGTGTTAATTGTTTGAATGCGCTCATTCATTAGTAATCTAGCTTGATACGTACTAAAGTCTCTTTTGTAAAGTCTTTTAATAAAGGTCTAGAAAGTTTAGCTACTGCTAGTAAGTCGTTATTATCGTTATATAATCCTACTGCTGTAATATAAGATTGAGGTGAGTCAATCATTACGTTGTGCCTTAATTCTCCTGAACCTGTTATTAAAGAAGGGTTCGTAGAGTAATTAAATTCACTATTTCTCGCTCTTACAAATACAAAGTTTGAAGTAATAGTTTCTTCTGATTGTATTCTAAAACTTCCACTGAATGCAAAAATGTCATATAGAGAAGCTAAGTTTCCAGTACCGTCGGTATTTCTGTTTATACTCATATCTAATCCTCCTGCTGCAGATGATGCATCGAGTGCTTTACCATTAAGAAGAATTACTCCTACGTCTGGTAGTAGCTTTCCGTATGAACCTGAACCGTCAGTGTATCCGTTTTCGTTTACATCTGTATTTACTGTTCCAAGTGAACCAGATACTAGTTCGAATACTCTACCTGCGTCATTAAATGATACAGTAGATACCTGTTTACTATTATCAGTCAATACTATCTTTTCTCCTGAACCAGATTTTTCTAATACTAATTCCATAGTACCTGGTAGAAGTTTTTCTTTATACCTTGCTCTATCAATTGCAAGTACATAGAAGTATTCTGATGAGTCAGCACCAAAGCTAAAATCAGTATCTTCATCTCCTAATACTAAGTTACGATACTGTCCGTAAACAGTAGATGATGGAGATTTTCCAGATACACTTTCGTTAAATGCTACTGAGCCAGAACCTTTTTTATCAGCATAAGCAATAGAGAACTGTACTCTAGCAGCTTCATCAGTAGATGCTGTCTGATAGATATCATAATAGTAATCAGCTGATGCACCTCCTACCTGTGTAGAAGATGTAAAGAAAGAGCTTAGTGTAGTAATATCACCAGTCCATAGAGGAGCAGTTACTGCCTCTGCACTAACTACTACATCTTCTAAATCAAATCTTTTATATGACATAATTAGTTAGTTTTAGTAATTGTTACTGGAATAGTCAATCTAGCACCAGAACCTCTACCGATTACAGTTAAAGTTGTTTGTAATTGTGTTCTCGTACCGAATAAAGTATTTACAGAAGTTGCTACAAGGTTAATCGATGTTCCTAATACTGTTTTAGAGACGTTAGTTCCAATTGTAGTACCTGTGTTAAGTCTGTCAGCTTCATCAGTGTTAATACCTACTCCATTAAATGAATTAAGTGTCCTTACATCTGCAATAGTTGCAGTATATCCTTCCGTTTCAAAAATTGTAGTAGCACCTAAGTAGTTAAGCGTTTGAGGGGTAATAGCTACTGAAGCTCCTTGTTTCAACGAGACAGAGGTTACACCTAAGTCTAGAACCGGAAGTTTAGAAGTACCTCTAGGTAGAGTTGTAAGTTTGTACTTCATAATTTGAGTCTCATCAGGAAATGCTTCCAACAACGGCATGTTCTCGATAGCTTCTCCATAGAGTGCAGAACCAGAGGGATGTGATGGATTATAAAGGGTATAATCAATCTCGTCATCTGCTAAAGCAAATTGAGTGATTTTAAAAGAGCCGTCCCCTCTAGCTAACAGCTCTCTCCCTTTTTTGGTTAGGATTGCGTCCACCGTCACAATCGAATTATCTAAGTATCCCATTTTGTGTTTAGTGTTTTATATAAATATATGTTAATTAATTAATCTACTGAAGTTACTTTACCAAATTCATCAGTAGTAAAAATTTCGTTTCTATCTATAGAATAAATCTTTCTTGTTGGTATTCTAATTAACGAACTACCTTCTAGTGAATAAATATAATTATTCACGATTGGGAAGCCCGGGTAAGCCTTATTAGGATGCGAACCAGATAAAGTAGAGTCGAAATAAAATTCTAATATTTCTCTATCTGATGTAGCTATTCCTTTTATGGTAGTATTATCAGCATCAGAAGCATGAGAGCTTCCTTCAAAACTCTTGTATGCTTGAGCTGCATAACTACCACTTATAATATTATTTACTGTATAAGTGTTTTGATCATCTTTATTTAACTCGTAGTTTGATCCTGCATCAGTATTTTTTGCTCCTAAATATCTACTACTTATTATTGATCTTTTAGTATAGCTGCAGTTTTGTAGTTCAGCTGGTTCAGCTGTTCCGGCTAAGATAGCATCTAGGTTAGTTGGTACTATAGCGTCAGTATCTCTATCAACTACCTGAGCAGTAACGTTAGTTTTAGAACCTTCAGAGTTGTTAATAAGAGGATTATAGTCATTATTATTAAAAGACTGCTGTACGTACGGTATAAAAATAAACTCGGAATCTTCTTCAATAGTATTACCAATTGCGTCTACACCTGTTGGTAGACTATTTGTAGTAGTTGGTTTAAGTGAAAAGTATATATATCCTGGTCTAGCTATTCTTCCATTTACTTTAGTTTCTACTTGTTCTCCTCCGAAATCAAATCTAAAAGTATCAACTCCTTTGAGCGCTGAATCTATATTAACACTTCCTGCTTGAGTTTGAACTGTTAATCCTTTGATAGTAAAAGGAGCTATAGGAACATTATCAGATCCAGAAGTACTACTACTATAAAATAAATTTACATTAGTATCTCCGTAGATATTAGGATTAGTTTCAATAAATTCTTCTACCTGCATGTTTATGAGTAATATGCGTAAAACTTGTTACCAAGTGTATCTTCGCTATAATTATAAATAGTTAATGGGTTAGACGTTGACACAGCACTACCTGTTCCAGGAGCGTTAGTAAACCATCCTTGGAATGTACCACCAGGATAAGTATCTGTTGCCTCTATAGTAAAGAACTCATAATCATCAAAATTATGTCCGTAGTCGTAACTACCTGAGATAGTTTCTGATGCTACCGGGTATGTGATTTGTACCGTTGTATTAGTTCCGTTAACTATACCTACTTCGAACGCTTCTCCAACATAACTTGCTGAAAGTACTAAGATACAAGCAGGAGGTGGAGGTAACGTTTCATTAAATAACGTAATATCAAATATTAAGTTAGGTTGATTAGATTGTACAAATGGGTTATTTTTACCTACCTCTCCATCAGTAGATATAAGTAATGAACCGCTAAATTCTCCTGTAAACATAGGAGACTCGTCAGTCACGTTCCTAGTAACAGGTCCTATAGGAGAATTTAAATGAGCATCGTAATTAGTAGTATACCCAAAACTACCTGACTCGTCATAACTTCCTCCTTGACTACCGGTAATAGTTGCTATACGTTTAGATCCTGTAAAGTAAATCTCTTCAGGAGTAGCTTGTACTTGTTTAATCTTACTTCTCGCAAGTTTATGAGATTTAACTACTAATCCTGTAGCTGCTTTCGATCTAGCAGGGACAAAGTCTTTAATTATTCTGAATATAGAGCTATCAAAGAAATTAAGTAGTCTGAGGAACGCATTAGGGGTTCTAAAATATTCTATATTTTGATTCCAGTTGACAGGAAAATTATCCCAAGTATAAGTAACAAAATTCCAAGCCGTACCTCTATCTAATACTGCTCTACCGAATTCAGTAAGAGGTTCGTACTTAGTGTCGAATCTAGTTCTAGGATCACCAATATACTGATCCATATCAAAGTTACTGCCGGATAGTTGAGTATTAATAAAAACATCTGCTGCGTTACTTATATTGAAAGCAACCTCTATAAAATGCTGATCGTCAGTGTATTTTTTGTCTTCCTTTACAGTACTTACATATCTAGATAAAGTACTACCGGTAATAATACTACCGGTGTTATCTAACCTAATTCTATCTTGCTCACTAGAGGTAGTAAAAAATTCAGGCCCAAAGAAACCGGTTTCTGTAATAGGTTGACCTCCGAATGTTTTTATTTCTAAAATATTTTTAGGTATACCAAAACAGTTAATTAAAGCTCTTAAACCTCTTTCAGTACCTTTAGTCTTAATAAGGTGAGGTAAGTTATGGTAGAGTCTTTTATATATTTCTTTTTGATAGTTGTCTTTAGAAGAAGGTTGTAAGTGCTCTAAGTGAGTAGAACCGCTATTATAGCTAGCTGATGTAGCTATAGACATTGTAGTAATTAAACTATTGCTACCAGAAGTAAGCTCATCTCCGATAAACATCGAAAATAAGTTATCTGTGTTTTGATTAGAGTTGTATAGATTTACACCGAAACTTTCTACAGCTTTTCTCACTAAATCTTTAGATACACCAAAGTTTAATCTATGATCAGTATCGTACTTATCCGATACAGCTTTCATGTATATCCATAGATTATCGAAGTGCTGTGCTATCATATGAATAAACAACTGATAAGCAGAGTTGTCAGCATCATCTCTTATAAAGCTTGGTATAGTATTAGTTAGCAGATCAAAATTAGTATTATCATAATTTGATGCTGTGATAATTTGAGAATCAAAAAATGTTGAACCGGAGGTGTGATCTGAAGGATAGTTTAAGTATGGCTTACTTGAGTTACTTTTTGGCCAGGATTTACTACCGCTTCCATAATATAAGTACCTATCGTAGTGATCAAAATTGTTTACTACACCATTGATAAGGTTTTCGTAATACTGTTTACTACCGGTAACTTCATTCATGAAAGAACCAGAGCCAGCTATTCTGGCTTGTTCAATAGTGGCTATACTAGAAGTATAACTATGTATAAGGTCTAATTTATATTTAAAGTTTCTTAGTCTCTCTTCAGCAGAACTGAAATGAATAAACTCAGAGTAATCAGAGTGGTCTATAGCTATTTGAGAGCTCTTTTCATTGAATAAAGAAAATAACTCGTAATATGAGCTTGTTACCGGAAAGCTAAATAATTCGTTATAATTTAAAAACTCCGTAGGTTGATTATTTTCTAAAGTAGCTTCTACGCTAAAATTAGGACCTCTTAAGGAAGGTATCTTTATTTCATCTTCTATCAGTGAAGCTTCGACCTCATAAAGTAATTGAGATGATACTATACTATTAATGAAGAAAGTACCGTTTAACTGAATAGAGTTATCTAACGGTTCATTAAGTTTTATCTTTACAGCTAGTCCTTTATCTATAGATTGAGTACCTATATTAATGATAGTATGCTGCTTACCTTTTCCTAAATTAAGTATTAAAGGCTCTATAGTTTCAGTTTGCTCAAGAATATTACTAGCATTATTAGTAAATGTAGTTATATCACTATCGCTTAAATCTAGACTTAGACCTCTAAGCTCTGTTCTATCTGGAGAGATAGAGTTAATAAAGAACTTACCTCCTTCTTTTGAGTCAGAGTATAGATTATCTAAGAAGGTATATAGTATTCTTACATCTCCAGTCTCGTACCCTAATTCAACAGCATCAGCTGCTGGATCTATTGTAATAACTGTAGCACCAGGTTTACCTGCTGATTGAGCATTCTGTAATAGTTTATACCTTTTATAATTATCGATATACTGAAGCTCGTTATTACCGAATGAATATACTCCTACTTCTATATAAGAATCAGGTAATCTGAATATCTTATTCTGTTCAACAGCAGATATAAGAGCAGCTTGTTTTTCGGTAACTATATCTTTAGTTAGTTCCGTAGCTGGTATTTCAGTTATGTTGTACTTATATGCCACTATTCGTTAGGTGTATTAGCTTCTATTAGCTGTTGTTGGTATTCAAGTATCTGTTCTCTTAGTGTTGCAATTTCGTCTAATAATGGTTGAATATCTTGAGTATCTTCCTCTATCTCTAACAAAGTAGAGCTTTTTTCTAATAGGTACTCATGTGACTGTGTTGCTCCTTTTAAAAAAAAAAAAAAAAAAAGATCGTCATATAGAGCGAAAAACTCTTCGATAGATATAACATCTTCTTGAGTTTCGTCTACAAAGGTATTGAAAGACCTATCGATTACTTTATCAAAGTCTTTCTTAACGTAAACTTTCTTTTTTATTCTGATATCTTTGCTCATTATTTAACTACCTTAAAAGATTTATCATCTCTAAAATATACAGTACTAGTATCAACTGTAGTTTTAAATTCAAAATAATAAAATCTTTCTGTTCTTAAACTATCCATATACAAATCAAAAAAGCTACCGTCAGAGTCACAGCTAATTTTTGTTCCTTCACAATAGTCTACTAAAATTTCATTTGTATAGGTATCTTTAACGCTATAATAAGAACTTTCAGGTAATATATAATCAGTCTTTATTGAAGAGGTAACAAAAGTGGTAGCACTAAATATTGGTCTTGCAGATAATCTAAATCTATTTTTTCCGTTATTTTTGTATTTTTCTCTCAGATTTTTTGTAAAAACTTTAAATGGTGTAGAGCTAATAACAGATGCTGAACCTGTTGAGAAACTACTATCATCCCATTCAAATTGTAAGTAAGGTTTAAATATAGTATGACTGCTACCTCCAAAGTATTTTAATGAAATAGATTGAGAAGTTGAAGTAAGTACTTCTCCAGATTTTTCTAAGTCTACTTTAAACCCGTTATTGTCTATAGTGCTTCCAGAAATTGCAGTTATTATACTCGTTACGTTGACAGATAAATCAAAATCATCTGTGTTAATAAAAGAAGAGCTTGCATAGTAAGCAGCATGTACAGGTGCACCGGCAGTAGCCCAGTCCGTTCCTGTCTGTCTTTCAGTCCAAGTAGCACCAGAATTACGTATAGGTTCGTCAGCAAATTGTGCAAAGCCTGGATTCCATGATTCAGAAATAGCTTGTACTCCTATACTGAATGAAATAGGTAATTCGGATGCTTCTGCTAAATATAAATTGAGTGAAGCGCTGTAAGTATTTGCTCCTGCTAAATCTAAAGCAGTATTTATTTCAGATGAATCAAATTCAATTAAAGAAGATTTATACCTAGTTACATTATTTAAATCAGGATACTGACTTATTTCTAGTATAGGGTCTCTGCCGGCATCGCGGTATTGTCCTGAGTCGTTAGGTTCACTACTTATAAAAGTATCTTTTTTTGTATATAGTCTATAAATCATCTTACAAAGTTGTTACTCTACCTTCTATATCTACATTAGGATATTTTACTTCAAATATACTAGGATCGTAAGAAGGGTAGACAATGTTATCTTTAGTAGCACCTTTTATATCATAAGCATACTGGGAGTAATTACCTCCTTGTTTGTTTTCAACTATAATGCTCTTAACTGTCTGTACTCCGTTAACTTGATCTAATGCAGCAAAGGCAGCCGATAAATTAATCGGTGTATTAATATTCATGTTTGAAGTTTTAAAATACTCTTGTAATTTACGAGTACAATTAGTTAGTACTTCCCTAGCTGACTTGTTAGGTAGAGTAACTACTTCAAATTTTACTTTTACATTTACAATAAATGCATCTTTAATATCTACTGAATCAGTAATCATCATATACTGTGATAGATATTTTTTAAGATTATTTTTTAAGCTATCGGATGCTGCTGTAAGCTTTCCTTCGTTATCATAAGCAACTATAAATAATGCAATTGCTAGAGGATTCTTTTCTAAGATAGATTGCTTATTGCCTAATAAAGGATCTTGAGTTGCATATACTTTTGCTATAGAACCGAATTGAGGAGGGAGAGATAAAGCTCTCACAGTGTAATCATTTAGAGTAACTGCTCTTTTCTGTTCAGCATAACTTTTTAAAGCATTCTGTCTTAACTCTTCAACTGTATCTCCATCTTTACCGCCTTGAGCAGGTTCTGGGTTAGTAAAGGATAAAGTGGTTAGTTGGCTATCGTCTGTAGCTGAAGCTGTTACTACGTCTAATTCTGTAATAGCACCAGCTGGCGAATTAGCAGCTACACCACCTCCTTTTAAGTATCTTATAGTTAATGTTGTGTTAGATGGAGCTAAACCATATGTTCTAGTAAAAAGAAAGTTAGAGGGATCATATGCAATATCTAGCTTTTCTACTTGATCTTGAGTACCAGGAGTTAGGTTTTCAGGGTTAGGTAAGAACTCGTCGTCAGCTGCTTCTGTTACACCTGCACCAAACTGTAATTGTAATATACCGGTAGAAGTAAATCTAGATACAAATCTTCTAGGAACTTTTTGGAGCACAAGGTTTCTTGGAGCTAAACTGCTATCAGAGCTAGTGTTAGCTTCTTCTTTAAAGATAGTGTCTTGAGCGAGAAAAGGTACTTCGTACCATTCATTTCCTTCTGCATCTGTACAGTCTAGTATTCTAATAATATTTTCATCCTCTATTTCTAAAGTCTTATACTTTTCACTATCACCTATAGTAAAATCAATAGATTGTATTTCACCAGATGTAGCTTTTACTTTTTTACTTAATAAGTAAGTAGCAGGAGTATTATCAGATTCGTTAAGCTCATCTATAGTTACAGTAGTGTCGTCGTAGCTACTACTAAACTTAAAATCTACAGCAGAATCTAAGACGAATACTGTATTGTCTGATGTAGTAGATTTAATCGTGCTATTTTCAGCTATTCTTAAAGCTTGATCCCAGTTAGGAGCATAATTACTACCTGTAGCTGCTACTTCTTGAGTTACTGTTATATTAGCTGTAGCTGCTGAAGTTACTCTAGGTCTATAGCCCATCATATACGCTAACGTATATAGATTTTGAGGATTTTGAGCATGCTGTAAGAATGTCTCTTGAAGCTGAGTATCTTGATAGAATGATAGTACATCTCCTACATAAGATGCCATTTCAATAAACATCATACCTGGAGACGTAGCAGAGAAGTCGTTATAAGTATCAGGAAAGTAATTCTTAGCTAACTCTACTAAGTCTTGCCTAAAGTCTGAAAACTCTCTGTTTACATATTTTATGTCTCTTTCTTGTGCCATTATTGATCAAAATTAATTACAAGTTCATCTTCTATATTAGTACTCTCAACTTGATATTTAAGATAGAACTGAACTGAGTTTCTATCTGGTATTCCTTGAATAGAAATTTCTGTGGGTACTACTCTAGGAAAATAAAATTTAATATCCTCTTTAATAATAGAATCTATTTCTTTTACCTTATCTTCTGTAAGTTGATCAAATAATAAAGCTCTTAATCCGTTTCCAAAATCAGGGTTAAGGTACCTCTCACCTCTAGCAGTAAGAAAGTAGTTTATTAAATTAGTTTTTATAGCGTCAGCAGAAACGTAAGTAGAATTAAATACCGCATTACCTGTAAAAGGTAATTTAACTCCTATAGCCTTTCTAGGCTGGAGATCTAATGGGTCTATTTTACGAACGTTCATTGCCATATCTATGCACCAGTTCTAAATTTAGTTTTTTCGTTGGCTAAATCTAAAACCTGTTTAGCTTTACTTACAAAGTCTAATTGACTAATATCTAATCCAGGCATTGGGCCTGTATTTTCTCTTACCATTTTATTGCCCATAGTAGAGGCAAAGTTTGGTTTATGAACACCTCCTGCACCAGTAATATTTCTAGCATCTTCAGATGTCATTTCTTTTGCTGTCATTTGAAGCATTTCTTCTAACCCTGCTTTTTCACCTTTTCTAGGAGGTACTGACCATTTAAGGTTAGTATCTTTAGGTTTAGGAACTTCCTGTATATAAGGAGTTGAAGCATGTTTTACAGCTTCATTCATTACATCTTGTAACTCCTCCTTAACAGCAGCTCTTACTTCTTCTCTTATAATTTTCCTGAGTTGATCCAGTTTCATATATATAAATAGTTTAGTTAAGAAAGTTGATTAATAATACTTAGCTTTAAAGTATCAACTAATACTGTAGTTGATGAGCTAAATGATTTAGGTCCTCTAAATACTACTACTCCTTGTTGATCTTTCGCTACAGCAAATCTCCTAGGAGCAATTTTAGGAGATGTAGGATCGTTTAATACTTCTAAATCGTATACTTCTCCATTAGGTGCTATAAATTGAGTATCTAGTACTTCGTCACTACCTGCGGTAGATGTTGTATTTTTAACTGCTGATAGAAAGTCAGATAAATTATTCTTTACTTCATCATTTAGATTACTATTACTTATTTGTAAGAGTGTACCTTCTAAGTCACTCGCTATCAGGTCGTCGGCATTTTCAGCCATATTTCTCCATTTGTCTGAGCTTGAGCCCGGTAAGTCGTTTACGTTCGCTTTATGTGCAATAACGCATTCATATTCACTGCCTTTGTATGTTACTCTATCTCCTACGTTATAAAAAGGAGAGGACGAAAGTGAGTTTAAAATTACTTCATCAGTATAGTTACCTCTGAAATTACCATCGTTTACATCAGAAAGAATCCTAGGTCCTAAACTACTAAAGATATAATCAAGCTCTTCTTCTCCGGTTTCTGTATTTGTTCCTAGTTTAGCTAGCCCTAGTCTAATAAGTTCATCTTGATCGGTTAATCCTCTAGCTATACTATCATCTAGAGAGTGTTTCATTTCACAGGTTCTTACATTAAGTTCTGCTTTTTTTAATGCTCTGTCTATACTTTTAAGAGAGTTAGCTGGGGTATCTAAAGCAGTCTCAATAGATTTTATTAGTTCGTCTGCTTGCTTAATAAACTCTTTGAGTAGGTGCATTACGTCGGCATACTTAGTAGTAATGTTGATAGGTAAACCAATACCAGGAGGAACTGCTTGAGGAATAGGAAGACTAAGTATAATTTTAAGAGCAGCTTTAAACCCTCCTATAGGGGCTTTTAATTTATTAGGTAGTGATTTAAACTTAGCTAATTTACCGTTTACACCGTTCATAGCGTTTTGTAAACTATTTAGTTTATTTCTTAATCTGTTTATTTCTCTAGGATTAGCACAGCCTTTTTCTTGAAGCTGTGTTGCCATCTTGCTAGTTTGATTAAGAACTTTGCCTACAACATCTCCTTGTAGTTTACCAATTTGTTTTGATACTACTCCTCCAAGTCCGCTTTCTGGTATATTA